ATGAAAAGAAAAACTATCTCACTTTCCAAAATTACCATTGCAGACGCTACAATTCAATTTCTTCATGATTGTAGAGCTAGAGGTTTAAGCCTTAGAACGGAAATCTATTACCAAGAGTCCATCAACAAATTCACTAGAACAATGAAAACAGTCGATGAAGTAAAGAAGATTGATAAGGTTATGTATGATAATTACCTTGTAGCTTTAAGAGGAAGTAACGCAAAACCTCAAACGATTCTTTCTAATGTAAAAGGCTTGAGAGTTTTTCTGAACTGGTGCTTTAAGCTTGATTATCTAAAGCCCTTCTTCATGATTAAGCCTAAAGCTACTAAGGAAGTAAAAGAAACATATACAGATGAAGAATTAAAGAAATTACTCACCAAGCCATCAAAGAAAGAAATTGAAACATCATTCACTGATTATCGTACTTGGGTCATGATAAATTATTTGATGGCTACTGGAAACAGAGCTTCAACAATGGTCAATCTTAAAGTTAAGGATGTTGATTTGTTTGGTGGTTTTGCGACTTTAAGAACTACTAAGAATAACAAAGACCAAATCATTCCTCTTGCCAGTACAATCACAAAAATACTTATTGAGTATATCAAGCTCTCTCAACTCAGCCCTGACGATTGGTTATTTCCTTCAGTATATAATCAGTGTTTAGCAATCAACGCTGTTCACTCAGCCATTAAAAGATACAACAATAAGCATGGTGTATTGACCCAAGGGACTCACCTATTCAGGCATACATTCGCTAAGAAATGGATTATGGGTGGTGGTGATATATTCAGTCTACAGAAAATGATGGGTCATGCTGATTTAGAAATACTACAGGAATACGTTCATTTATTTAGTGTTGATGTCAAAGTTAAGAACGACCAATTCAACCCATTGAACAATATAGTTTTAACACAAACTAAAAAGACAATGAAAAAGTAATATTAAAGAAAGCACTCCCGATCGTGAAGGAGTGCTTTTCTTTATTTTACACAAGTGTTCTCAACAAGAAACTAGCTTCCTGAATTGCTCCATCAGAATTAGCGACTGCTTTAATGACTAATGGTGGAGCTACATAGCCATAAGTATTAGTAATCTTAAAAGAGTTCCCTGTCAAAGTAGTCAATGTGAAATAAGATGCTGTAACACCACTACCAGTGAATACAAACGTTTCAGGCACTAAGACACCATTGACATATTTATTCACTTCACAGGTCACAGGAGCACCCTTCTTGACTATTCTATTCTCTGGGGTAACTCTATATTCAATCATATCCTCATTGTCAATTTCAAGCGCTATGGAAGCTTTAACAACTGTATTCTGTATCGTTGCTGTGATAATGACACTACCAACATTAAGAGCTGTGACAACACCGTCAAGCACTGTAGCGACATCATTATTATTACTTGTCCATATGATACTAAATCCTGTTGAAGTAACAACTTCATCTCTAGTCACTGTGCAATTGATTTCAGTAGATGTTCCTAATTTAAGACTAGGCATTTCCTCAAGGCTGATAGTCCATTTTGATACGGTGTTTGGTATCTCATCAACAAGGCTTTCACCAGTCAGCAATATTGTTTTCTCTAGGGTAATATTCAACAGCCCTAGAATCTCATTAGTGACAGCTACAACAAGCCAAGCACTCCCAAACTTAATTACCCTATCACTGGTTTTAATTTTGCTTGTCATTGTGTTCTTCTGGACAGTGACAATCATTTTACCATCAGCAGTTGTCATATATTGATTTGAGTTAGTCCCTTGTGAGCCTGTGCTAATTACTCCAAGCGTTGTATATAAGAATCCATCAATCCCAAAATTGATTTGATTGTGTATTCTGGTGGCTATGAATCGTGAATAGGTTCTGTTGATTTCTTTGTCCTCTTGAATCACTATCCAATGTTCATTAAGTGCTGTGATGATGTCACCCTGCTTAATCTCACCGCTCATAGTACAGATATACTTTCTATCAAGATAACTACTATCCTTGATTTCCATAAAAAAAAGCCGTATCTCATCGGCTTCATTCTTTGTCCCTGTTATTCCGTATTCTTTATAATAGATATTGTACATGGCTTCTAATTGATTGAACATTCTCTTACCCCCTACTAAACATTAAAGTGAAATTGCTGTCTTCTGGGTCTGTGCTTATCTCATCAATTCTTATTTTTATCTTGCTGATTCTGTCCTGTAAATGCTTATAGGCTGATTCAGTAGTCATGAATTCAGTTTCTACTTTTCTGAGAATTGAAATGTCGTTGCAGACAGCTTCCAAAATATCAATGACAGTGAATAATAGTGCTTTCTGGTGAGTTGCTTTGATATAAGTGTCTGTAGAATTAAGTCCATTTTCAGTTAGGAATGATTCATAATCACAACGATCAAAATATTCTTTGTTGCTCAGTTCCATAATAAGTCTATAAATAATGTTCATGGTTTACCTTCTTTCTTGGGTTTTGGGGTGTAAAAAAGACCAGCCTGTGATTTGCTCGTCTTCTAAAATATGGTATGATTGTTTTGAGTTAAAATAAGTTGGAGGTGTCTATGAGTAGAGTTTATTGCAATCAATGTACTAAGGAAAACTTACATCGCATTGAACAGAATAGGGTGCTATCTAAGCGAGATTCAAATCATCAAGTCCAAAACAAGCCATCAGATACAACTGTAATAGATATATATTCTATTAAATGGCTTTGTTTAGACTGCGGTCATATTTTTGAGCAAGTACCTATGTCACAGTTGGATAAATATAAAGCAAACAAGAGTCTATTTGATATTGTTACAGTAAAGGAAATCTGATAGATAAAATAAAGAGCCTGATTGATAGGCTCCTTTTTTTGTAAAAATCACATTTCTTTATCATCAAGCAAGTTATCCCATTTGAAAAAAGTAGGATAAGTAGCTTTATAAGGATTTTTACTGTTTTCATTAAGAAGGTCAAAATTATAAGTTCCATCTGCATTACGCTCATTAGAATACTCATAATTATTCCAACTATGATGTCTATAAGCGTGCATTCCAACTCGTAAAGTAGGATAATCATACCAATAATATCTATAGAACCCTTCTATCTTTTTTGTAGGCATTAGAGCAGTAATGGTTTGTCCAATATTTTGTTGGTGTTGTTTAAATTCATTTCTTAATTGATCTTTTTGGGAATCGGAATACTTTATACTTTTCAAAGCACTATCAAAGAACAAATGGTCGTAGCCGGTAACAATCTCAAAATCGTAAGGCAACGTAGTATAAGTATTCTGAGTAACAGTAAATGAAAAGTTTGTATCACCGCAACTTGTTTTTAAAATCGAGAAATTTTTACCTAAGTAATCAGCAACTTCTTGAGCCGTATTCAACGCAATAACTGGTGCAATGGGTGTTGATACTACCGTTTCTACATATGGGTTATCATCAATTGATGCAGTTTTTGTACTACTATTCCAGACAATATTTTTATTAAACAACTTAGAAACACTTCTTAGCGGTAAGTAAGTACTCCCATTGTAACTTATACTACTAGGGATATTAGTACCATTAGAACTCTTTGTTGTTTCCCCCAATTTAGCAAAAGATATTCCATTATACTCAATGTTTATCGAATTTAATATTACATTTAGAGATTCAGAAAATACAGGTAAACTTACAAAAGCTAATACGGTGATAATAACACCAATTGAAAATCCTTGTAATCTCTTCAAAATAGTCCTCCTCTAAGATTGTATAAATTACTCACATCGTTACTCTTACGGATTCAAACTCTCCTTATCCTGTTCGCTATACCATTTAAAAAAGTCCTTAGCTGCCTTTTCCTCTGCTTTTGACCAATCTTCGGGTGACTTTTGAGACCACGTCACCATTGGCGAATCAGAATTATCTGCCGGTATCGTTCCACCAATTAAAGCTAAAACAAGCAAAATAGCAAATCCAATCATCACTTTATTAATTGCTGACATTTACGCTCTCCTTTATTTCAATGATTTCAATTCATCTAACTCCATATTCAATTTTTCATATCCAACTTTTTCGATTATTTGCTTCAAATCTAAATTTTGATAATCAGAGTGAAGTAACAGAAATTCATTCATTTTTCCTCGTGATTTATCTGTAGCATTTTTAAAGCGGCTTGAAATATATGAAACATAAGCTAAATACAGTCCACCCTTTCCAGATATGTGTCCACTTTCTGCAAGGCAAATTAAATTTGCTCTGTCACAATTCAGTTCAACCCTCAAAATATTTTCTACTACATGCGACACTGTATTTACTTGCATAATGCTTTCTTCTGTAAAAACGTCCATAAATACCCCCTCAATTTTCTTCCATCATATCCCACATTGAATTGTCTGTCAATTTATTCCGTAGCCGAATTAGTTGATTTTATTGGTGGATAAAAATTGGGGTAACTATTACACACTCTATCTCATAGGGGGTATCATATAACAACATACTCCCCACCAGATTCACCCTATTAGCATCAATCAAAACAACCCTAAACTAACCACTGACAATCCTAAGTTTCTACACATATCATCACGATCAATTCACTCAATTCTTATCAATCAATTAAACTCTTCACTATTCATCACAGTCATTCTATACAATATTTATTCAAACGCCTTAAATCGTTCATAATACTCAACTAACGCAAATTATAATCCTCATATCAATTTCAACTATTCCGATAAAGTGTATTTAGGGTATAGTTAGACTTTATCAATAACATACACCAAACTATTGATATTACTACACTCAACGTCTAATCTCATTATTATTCAAATTAGCACTAAAATCATTATGCAAGTATTCATTCATATTTATGCAATAGTTGAGCATAATATACATAATCCAATTCATTTATTCACCCCTTATCCTCTATTCATTTCTATTGTCGGTACTACTGACTTTAGAACTCTACCCTAGTCCACACAACTTAGCTGTAGTCTGTAGTCAACAATACTGACAACTATACCTCATAGTAATTACAAGGCAATATATAGGGCTAGAATCGTGTTTAGTGATTCATGGGACTCATAGTAAGCCTAAGCACTAAACAGCATATAATGACAGTAGAATCCATCACAACAGCTATCACGATCAATTTGTATTCGTCAGATTTGACGATAAGCCTATCATGTCAATTGCTATTGTTATATTCCGCTGTCGGTACTACTGACATCCGAATCTTAATAATGCCTACAATCTGATATAATTCTAGGCTTATTCATAATACCCTTACAACCATTGCAAACACTACGTTCTATACAATATCAACTATATAGCATTATCAACGGTTACAAAGAATCACTATACTCAAAACGCTGTACAATCGATTGGAAATAATTTCATGTGCATTGGTTCAACGAAATAAAACTGAATCGATTGTGTGACGTTTTAAGGGGTATTTTATTAACAGGTATATGGTATCTATACAGTCTATCCATTGCTATTACTTATTAGTTGTATTATTTAATACGATTAGGGGTATATCGTTCTAGTGGGTATGGATTAAGATGATAAGTGATTTGATTATAAGATGCTCAACACCTGATTTAGGCATTGAATTAAATATGAACACGCTCTTTATTGAGTAAGTTGAGGGGGTGGGGGTAGGGGGTAAAAGATTAGGTATAAATGATAAGTTGATAGGGCAAGAAGTTAGTATTTGCAGTATAGACAGCCCTGTTTTAGGTTATTATTTATACTATCTATTCCTATTTTACTAACCTCTCACCTCACCTACCCTACCAACCACGCTCAATCATAACTGTATCAACACTTTCAATAATAAAATTTAATCTCTATTCGCTTACTTTTTCGCTGTCCATCCCTAGTCTTTCCTTCTCTTGAGCAGAATCTGTAATGATTGGGGATTTATCAATATATGTTTCCCTGCTTAATGCTCCATCTTTAAACTGTACGCTGAGCATATCAATGAATTCTTTATCATCAGTTGGTCTATTCAAGTTAAATTCAACATCAATATATTCTGTCATGGTGAAGTCTATTCCAAACTTATTCAATATTCTCTCCATTGCTTCATGTCTGCTTATGAAACCATCTCTCATATAAATAGCATTCTCTAAGCCTTTGTTATTAGCAAGGGTGAACAACAGCTTCAAACTCACCTCAGATACATTACTCACGTTACTCTGCCCCATTACAATTGAGGGTACTTGTGCAATCGTCCAGAGCTGATTAAATAGTGTATTCAATAGCAATGAACAAGAAGCTGAATCTAAATTTGCAACAGCCCATTTGAAATCCCCTCCATCTTCTAGCCCAAGTACAAAACCGATAGCTTCAGCATTAGCACTTGATTGAAGTTGTTGACCACTCAGAACGCCAACAGGGTTCATTGATAATGTGTATACCGAATCATCTAAGCGATTGATTACCGTTTCAATCTTATCAATTACAGGCTTCAAATCTTCAAGCACTGAATGACCAAATAAATCATCACTGTTCTTATAGTGGATGGGGAGTCCTGTGATGTTGACAAATGAATTCGTATTTGTCAATTGACCATCTTTGTTTTCCCAAGTCTCAACCGATGTCATATTGTACACAGTGTAGAACTCAATTTTATTCACTACATCTTGATAGAATTCAATGAAGCCAACATAATCAAGCTTAGAATCATATACAGGGTAAGCATCAGCAGAATCAATCAGCTTGCTTTTAATCTTCCCATCACCATCAAGAAAGACATATTCAAACACATCACCATATTTCAACAGATTATCAATGATGCTGAAATTGGTCTTTGCATACTTACCTCGTCTATATGTGTCACTATAAATAATTGTAGCCCTTGGATTACCAATCAAATTGACTGGCTTACCTAGAATATACGTTGAATGAAAATTGATAATGGTTTTGATCGTTTGAAGAATCATCTTACTTGTTTTGAAGGTCGTTCCTTTATGCTGTACGTCAGGGGTCTGAATAACATCATGAAGCCCTTTGAAATAATTTCTATTATCTAATACCTTGGCAATTCGTGCAGCGTTATAAGGCTGTTTTACTTCTTCAGTGAACCAAAGTGGATTTGTTGGGTAGTTCTGATTTATATAGTTTGTAAGTTTATCACTCATTGTGTATACCTCTTTCTTATTAGTAGTTATATTTCAAAACTGCTTAATTAAATATAGTGTTGTTTATCAAGTCCAAACACAGCAAGCATACAACTAAACAAGCTATCATCATGCCCTCCTGCTATATGTTGTATCTTGCCCTTTTCATCAGACACAAAGGTCAGCATCTCTTTCAATACTTCTTTACTGTTGACAAGAATATAGCCTTCCTCAAATGCTTCACGATAGCCATTGATTAAGATTGGTCTAGTCTTATCACTTGTCACAAATCCTATTCGCTTCTTAGATTTTCCTCTGTCATCAAAATATTTTGACTTATAGATATTCTGATAGCCGAATTTATGCCTAAGATTATCAAGGACAACGACACCAGAAGATGCTTTCTCAACAATGAGTAATCCATTGTTATACCAGATACAGAGAGCGTGAACAATCTCAGCTAGTTTGTGAGGGGCTGTTTTGTTATGTCTAAAATGCACAACTTCTTCAGAAGTCTCAACATCGAATATAGTAATCGTGCTGTAGTCCTTCCCTATCCCATCAGAGCAGTCAACCCCAATACTATACTTGTGAGACTTGATTGGTATTGTGTAGATGGCAAGTGCTGTCCCGATCAATGGCTTTAATATTGGATTGATACTTGTCAATTCTGCTTTAGTTTTAGCAACAGGAAGGTATTTAAGCCTTGTGTGGATAGTGTCTGAATCGAATATACTTGCACCAGTAGAGACAAACGCTTGCTCAGGTGTCAAAGGAAATTCTTGATTGAATTCTGCTTCACTTGAATTGCTAATCTTCAACCTTCTCCAACAAATAATAGCGTCTGTAAAGCGTTTATCATGGGCTGATAACGTTCTTTCTTCATCGGTGTAATCTTGCATCCCAAACTCTAAATCATCATTGTAGCCCTTGTAAATTTCTGTAGCTTGCTTGTGGTCATCGGTGAACATATCAGCAGTATCTAGGTAGTTAAAGAACAAGGGATGATAAGAGTTTTGTTTGTTCTCAGCCTTCATCCAAGTCTCATGAAAATAGTTCCCTATACCATTGGCTGTTGATTCAATGTATATCTCACCAGAAGGAATCAAAGCCTGTTCTAGGGATAGCAATTGCTTCTTTGCTTGCTCACCTACAAAAGCCAACTCCGAGACATGAATGAGCGTTAAAGTAGCACCTCTACCATTGTCCTTTTTCCCCATTGTCGCACAGCTAAGAATTGAGCCATTCTCAAAGCCAAGTTCAGCCCTATTGTTCTTTATCAGCTTCGACTTTACGACATCAGGTATTGAATCATATAGTTGTCTAGCCTTATTGAATATATTTCTAGTGGATTCCATGTTGTGGCTCAGCATCATACAGTGAGTATTCGGCTTACTTAAACAAAGAAACAAGGCTTTAGCCAATATATAAATTGTGCCTCCACCTTGTCTTGATTTAAGTATGATATTGTATTTCCTTGCATTCTTATATATTTGTTTCTGCATTTGATTAAGCTTGAAGGGGACAATCTTCCCCCTCTTGTCAACAATGCTCATGAATGATTCTATATACAGCTTAGAATCATTCATGATACGTTTGAGCTTGTCTTCTGGTCTAATCCTCATCATCAAAATCCACCCCATTAAGAATGGAAATGAGCTTGTCTTCTTTGTCATTTGCAAAGTATTTCTCAGAGAAATCAGTGAATGCCCTGAATGATTGAACGTCTTCTTTCGCACGATCAAAATATATATTGTAAAGCTCACTCATTTTCTTATCGTGAAGTATTCTAAGGACAAGTTTCATTGCTTTCTGAACATCTTCACTAGTGCTGTACTTTCTATCCATATCTTCAAGTGACAGACCGTTTAAATATCTACTTGAAACAACATTCCAATCAGACTCTTCAGACAGCCCAACTTTAAATAGAACATATCTAACCTTAGCTTCAGTGGTGAACTCTCTCAATTTTGAATATATTGTTTCCTCTTGTCTCGGTGTACCCATAATTTATCCATCCTTTCTAAAAGTAGAAATCAGTTTTCTTTTCTAGTAGTAGTTTAATTTTGTCAGTTATTCTTTTAGCAATATTAACTTCATCTTTATCATCCTTTTTAAAGACTTCCTTGATATAGTTCTTGGTTCTTGAGGTTTGAATGAAGCCTTTACGAATACTTTCTGCTATGATGCTTCTATCACCATCAGGGAAATCCCCACCATCCCCCATTGATGTAAGATGAACGTAAAATTCATGTATACCATATCGAGCATACACAGCCCATACTAAAGACTCACCTCCAACAGGACTACAGTCCTTGTCAAAATGGTCAACCTCAACATCATCTAAGCCCATAGCAATCAATCGTTTGGCTAAATAATATCTAGCCCAGTCTTTAGTGCCAATACAGTTATATGGGTTATCTGTAGTTAGATAACACTCTAGCTCTCTAAATCCAATTTCAGACTCTGGATAATAGCCAATGACCTTATACTCATAAATACCTTCTTTATAATCATTTTGAAGTCTAGGATTACCATGCTTACCTTGTGATAATTGACGTTTGTGTTCCTTCCAACGTCTTTGAATATCAATCGAACGCCCTATATATATTCTGCCTGTTTCTTTATTGGTAATTGAATAAATACCACTCTGTTTGTTATCCATCATTTATCTAATCCTCCTTGGTTCTATTGGTTATTTTTGAGCAATAAAAAAGGATTAGCGTGTTTGCTAATCCCAAATTGTTCTTTAAGTTGTTTGTTGGCTCGGACTCTCAGTAAGTCGTACTTATCAAGAATCTCAGGTAAGTTGATTTTCATCAGACGTTTGATTTTATCTTGTGAATATCCAGTGAGCTTGTCTCTAAGGTCAGCTTCTGTACAATATCCTTTGAAATCTATTTCATCAAATATAGCTTTTACTATTACCGTCTGGTGGTCATCAGAAATAAGTTTGGTCGTTCTTGGGGAAATAATCAGTTCCCCCTTGACCTTTGTAGTGATATGGGTGTCTTGTGGATACAACCAATTGGCAACATCAGCCCCTTCTTTACGAAAGAACATTTCTCTAGATGCACCTTTGACAGTATAAGCATTGTCTTTCCACTGTTCAGCTCGTAAAACTGCTAGTTCAATTGTCTCTGTAGTGAAAGAAGGAATGGAATAGAAATTGGTTCTCTTTCTAAATTCATTCTCATGCTGTATCTTCTTAGCCTTTTTCAGCTTATCTCTAGGAATCTCTACATCAGATAGTTTATTCAAGAGTCCTACATATTGAAGTAAAGCGTTTTTATTACATATCTTTTTTCTATTGTTCTCTGACATATCTAAACGTCTTAATAAGTCTGTAACACTAGCAAAGAATATTGCATCACCATTACTATCTGAATCCTTTTCATCTCTTACACAGTCTTTAGCAAGTAAACACAACATAGTCATGTAATCTATTTGATGTCTAAGCGTGTTGTATAAGGTTGGATACTTCTCTTTAAGCTCTAGATTGATAAAGTGAATGTTCTGGTCAAGGTTTATAGTCTGTTCTATTTGCCATTCAGATTGTTCAATTGATACATTGAGAATAGCTCTAATGAAATCATGTGCTTTAGCTCTACTCTTATACTTACCTAGTTTCTCAATGATATTGAGTATGTTATAAGACACACCACAACTTACTGAATGGCACTTATATAAGAAATGCTTTGTCTCATTAGCTTGAAAGATACTAGCCGATGGACTACTGTCATCATGGAATATACAACAGAATCCACCTTTGCTCTCAATACCTAATAACGATCGTAAGTCTATTGATAAGATATAATTCATGTATTCTTGATTGTTAGATACAACAACCTTATCCATCTTATATATTTCTTTAAGATACTCAGAATCCCTATTCTTAAAGGCTGTCACTATTTCAGACTGTCTAATTATCTCTAGTGGTCTAATTGGATTCAACGTCTGAGAGTTGTGAGGAAGCTTGGGGGTAACTAATAGAATAGAATCTAATACCTTACTACTATTAGTTACCCCCAAGCTTAGTACCTCCTCACCACTGACTTCAAACTCTTCCAATATCTCATTTATACAATATCTATTATCATTGAATTCAAGTGCTTTAATAAGAAAAGGGTTGTTTATATCCTTCATCCAATGAGTATTAGGCAATCTAAGTATTCTAGATGGGTTCTTAATCATTGGGTCACTATCAAAGTATTTAATCAAAGCTATCTGACACTGTTTAAATTGCTCAATAGTAGCACCTTCATCAAGTAACCAATACACATGAAGCCCATTTCTAGTTTCAATGATTATTGAAGGTTGAAGTGATAGGTCATTCAAAAGGTCTAACTTCTCACTTTTATACTCTTCAACGACTTCAAGCGGTGAATACTCATTGTTGGTTTTAGGACAATCATAATCAATGAATACAGCGTTTATCTTATTGATTGAAATGTCAGTCCTTCCACCACTATTGACAACAAAATAGCAGTCATACCCTTGTTGATTTAATGTGTCAATTTGATTTTTAAGATTGTCATATGTTCCTGTGAGTTGAACTGTTGGTTTATCTTTCCCCAACATCCTAAACTCAACTATATTGTTTATACCGTTCGTTATAAATTCTAAGAAATCATTTGTTGAAATCACCATTGTTGTTTTCTCCTTGTTTATGTGTCTCTGAGAACGTGTTTCTATATTAGTCATGCTTTGCCATTCGGAAGATAAAAAAATAGCTCCTAGGCAACACCACGCTTCCAAATCACTACCAATATTGATTAGCCTAAATTCTTGATTCCATTTGCTGTATTGATCGCTTTGACTAATTTTGAATATACACTTTGGCTCAGTTCTTGTTTGCCAATTAAAAGACCAGTGACAAAAGACCTGCCAGCAGGTTTACCATCATCCTTGATATATTGCTTGGCTACTTCCTCATGTGTTAGGTTTAATCTTTCAACGTACTCTTTAAGCTGTTCATAACTCATCATTCTTGTTTCCTCCATATGTTAGTAGATTGGTAAAAAAAAAGAGAACTCTCAGTCACTCTTAGCTGAGGGTTCTCTTTAGGGATTGAATTGTTTAAACTATACGATACTACAACTTTGTATAAGACTGTCGACTCAAAAGACAAGGTTTAATTGTAAAGCGGTTCATTCATTTAAGGATAAGAAGAAGGTTTTATTATGCTACTGTTTTTCTAACGACAATGATTCCTGATACATCAAGTAACTTCACAGCGTACAACATATCAGCGAACAAATCTGTTTTCTTCTGACTGGCTACTCTTGATTCTTCAATCAACATCCCACGCTTTTTCTTGTAACCAATGGCATCTTTTTTGATGACATAAGTAATACATTCAGACAAGCCAGAATCATAAGTTCCTTTATCAGAAACATATACTGGGATACCTGTCCAATAGCCAAGAATACCATTGGTAGCAAGACCGTTGTCTTCTCTGTGCATTGTGTTGGTAGTTGAAGTAAATGAAGCAAATACACTTGTGCTAAGGAATTTAGGAATAAGTCTTGAATTGACAACAATTCCCGCAAAATCTTCTCTATCAACTTCATCACCAAACAAGCCAAGAGCTTCAATCAGTTTAGGTTCTGTAAAATCAGTATCATTCAAAGGGAATTTCAATACTGCGTTTTCGTTGATTTCTGCTAGTAAATCAGCATCAAGTTTTCTAGCCATTGCTGTACCGATTTGTTTTGCACCTTCATCAAGTTGGTCACCTAGTGCTGTCAAATTACTTCTGTCATATACTGCGATACCTTTACCAATATGAGTAACTGTAGCTGTAGATTCAACTTGCTCTAATTCAGTGGCTGTGATTGTGCCTTTTGATGCTAAAGTTGTGGCATCTCCTGAATACTTCCATACTGGGAAATGGACAGTCTCACCAACTTCTTTAAATTCATCTAACTCTTGAAGCTCTTTTGCTAATTGTAGAATCTTTACTTTCCCTGCGATATGCTCTGTAATGAGCTGTCCGTATACTTCTGGTGTTATTAAAGCCATAATGTAATACCTTCTTTCTTATTTTTTACCCATAAGGGCTATATATAAAGTGGGGTTCTCTTTTGCGAATTTCTCACGCTCTAGGTATCCCATCTTTAATATCTGTGATTTATTCAACGTTGTTTCTGTTTGCTTGTGACCATTGGGCTTGAAGCTATTATTTAAAGTGCTTTGTGAGAATATCTCTGATAGCTCTTTAATAGTTGTTTCTAAGTCCTCAGAGTCTTTTAAATACTTGGCTAATGATTTAGGCAATTGGTTTGATTCAAGAACATCAATCAGCTTGAATTGTTTTTCTTTCTCAACGATCAAATTCATTCTTTCCTCAAGTGCCATTTCTTCAGGTGATTTCTCTTTAGGGATTTTAGTCTCAAGTTCTTTAATTTTGCCAGAATACTCTGTTCTAACTACATCACTTGATGACTGAGATACCTTTTGAATCACTGAATCAAATTCTTCTTTGGTCATGCTTTCTTTGTACATTTCTGAATACTTTTCCATTGGTCTATTTCCTTTCTAATTTAGTTCATTCTAACAGCCCCTAGAATTAGTTGCTGATAGTTTGCCCTATTGATGGGTGATGCTTATCATTCATACTTTTTCAGAATATTATCCAACTGAATAAGCCTTGATGAATCAAATTCACGTTTGCCTGTGAGGTACATTGACAAATAAGCACTCGTTACGCCTAACTGTTTAGCAATGAAATCTTGTCTCAAGCACAATATTTTTATTCTAGCTTTGAAACTCTCACGCAT